GCCATCTCCTTCCAAGGGCACGTTCTGGTGGAACGACGGCTCTGCGAACAGGAGGTCTGCTGAGTGTCCTGGTGACAGTTGGATCAGAGGTAAGTTATAAATACCTCAGATGGATTAGGCAGAGAGTACATGTCAACTGGGGTCACCAACTTCTTCTTCAATCAGTACAACGCATCTCAGGAGCAGCTGCTCCTCGAGGAGCTGGTCATCGAGGCCATCTCGATCTACGGTCAGGACATGTACTACATCCCTCGCACGATCGGCAACCTCGATCCCATCCGCGGTGAGGACGATCAGTCGAGCTACAACAGCGCGACGATGATCGCGATGTACATCAAGTCGATCGACGGCTTCGGCGGCGACGGTAACTTCATGAGCAAGTTCGGTCTTGAGATACGAGACCAGGTGAAGTTCTCGGTCGCACAGCGCATCTTCGCGCAGGAGATCGGCTCGATAACGAACCAGCCTAGGCCTAACGAAGGCGACCTGATATACTTCCCGCTCAACAACAAGTGCTTCCAGATCAAGTACGTCAACAAGTTCGAGATGTTCTACCAGCTCGGCGCCCTGCAGACGTGGGAGATGACGTGCGAGCTGTTCGAGTACGCAGGCGAGACCTTCAACACAGGCCTGTCGTTCATCGACTCGCTGCAGCAGAAGTACAGCCAGAACATCCTCGACTGGGCAATCATGACGGAGGACGGAAACTACCTCGTCACTCAGGAGTACGACTACCTCGTGAGCGAGAAGTTCATCGAGACGAACATCAACCCGCTTGCTGAGAACGACGAGATCCAGTTGGAATCCGACTCGTTCATCGACTTCTCCGAGCACGATCCTTTCTCTGAGACAGGAGTGTTCTAATGTTCGGTGAGATGTACTACTTCAGCACGATCCGCAAGTACATAATCGTGTTCGGCACCCTGTTCAACGACATATACATCAGGCGAACCGACTCGACTGGTGTCACCAACGAGATCATTAAGGTCCCGCTGACGTACGGACCTCGCGATAAGATGCTGGCCCGCGTCCAGGCCGATCCCACGATCAGTCGCCCGTTCTCGGTCGAGCTCCCGCTCATGACCTTCGAGATGAAGAGCATGAAGTACGACGGCACGAGGAAGCTCCCGACGATCAACCGCTCGTTCGCCGCGAACACGACCAGCCCGAACAGCACCGTCTACCAGTACAATCCGGTCGCGTACAACTTCAACTTCGAGCTGACGATCCTGGTCAAGAACGCCGAGGACGGCACGAAGATAGTCGAGCAGATCCTACCGTTCTTCACGCCGGACTGGAGCAGCAAGGTCAAGCTGATCCCCGAGCTCAACATCGAGATGGACATCCCGGTGATCCTCAACGACGTAACGCTCACGGACAACTACGAGGGTGACTTCAGCAAGAGACGTTCGCTCATGTGGACCCTCGACTTCACCCTCAAGGGCTACCTCTACGGTCCTGTGAAGAACCGCGGCGTGATCAAGTTCGCCAACACGAACTTCTACGTGGCAAACACGCAGGACATAAGGGACGCGATAGGCAACACCAGCGTCTCTGTAAATATACACACCCAGCCTGGACTTCAGGCCAACGGAGCGCCGACCTCCAACGCCGCGCTCTCCATTCCGGTCAGCGAGATCCTGGCCACCGACGACTTCGGATATGTTATAGGAATTACTGAATTTGAATGATGATAAGAGCTCGAACACCGACCCTCTGAGCTCCGCGCTCGGGATGGTCCCACTCGCGAGCAACCCAGTCGACACGATACTGGCCAAGGCGCACGACGACAGCGCGAGGTCCGACTTCGAGTCCGCAAGGATCAACCTCCATCGTGTAATCGACGGAGGCATGGAGGCCATCAACCGCCTCGGGGAGCTGGCTGACCAGTCGCAGTCCGCCCGCGTCTACGAGGTCTACTCGACACTCATGAAGACGATCGTCGATGCTAACAAGGACCTCCTCGAGATCCAGAAGAAGATCCGGGACATCAGCGCGGCCGACGCACCTATGAACGAGAAGGCCCAGACGATCAACAACAACCTCTTCGTCGGGTCGACCGCCGAGCTTCAGAACGTCATCGAGAGGATGAGAGGTGAGAAGTGACCGACGGCAACATCACGAACTTCAAGGCCTACAACGGTAACTCAAACCTAAAGAGATCCGGGGTCGCCGTAGAGTGGTCGCCTGATCTGGTCGAGGAGTACATCAAGTGCTCGCAGGACGTCGTGTACTTCACGGAGAAGTACATGAAGATCATCAACGTCGACCGCGGCCTGATCAACTTCAAGCTCTACGACTACCAGAAGAAGATGCTGACGAGCATGATGGACAACAGGTTCACCATCATCGCGACGGCTCGTCAGGCCGGTAAGTCGACGACGACCTGCGCCTTCATCCTCTGGTACATCATCTTCCACAAGGAGAAGACGGTCGCACTGCTCGCCAACAAGGGCGACACCGCGCGAGAAATTCTAGGCAGGGTCCAGCTCGCCTACCAGCACCTACCCAAGTGGCTCCAGCAGGGCGTGGTCGAGTGGAACAAGGGATCCTTCGAGCTCGAGAACAAGTCGAGGGTCATCGCGGGATCGACCTCGGCGGACGCCATCCGCGGTTACACCATCAACATGCTGTTCATCGACGAGGCCGCGCACATCGAGAACTGGGACGAGTTCTTCACCTCGGTGTTCCCGACGGTATCGTCCGGTCAGAGCACGAAGGTCGTCCTCGTCTCGACCCCGTTCGGTCTCAACCACTTCTATAAGACCTGGACCGGAGCCATCGAAGGTCGCAACGGGTACAACCCGATCTTGGTCAGGTGGGAGGACGTTCCCGGCCGTGATGAGAACTGGAAGCGGCAGACACTGCAGGGTATGAACGGCGACGTCGAGAAGTTCGCACAGGAGATGGAGGTCGAGTTTCAAGGCTCGTCCGGCACCCTCATATCCGGCTGGAAGCTCAAGGAGCTGACCTACCAGACACCGATCGTAAAGAACGAGGGTCTGAGCCAGTACATCAAGCCCGAGAAAGGGCACAAGTACATATGCATAGTCGATACGTCCCAAGGAAAAGGCCTCGACTTCTCGTGCCTGCAGATGATCGACGTGACGAGCATGCCTTACCAGCAGGTCTGCACCTACCGCAGTAACCTCATCACGACGATGGACTACGCCGACCTAGTCAACAGGATCTGTCGCCTCTACAACAACGCGGCCGTCCTCGTCGAGCTCAACGACGTAGGCGATCAGGTGGCGCGCGACCTCCTGTTCGAGTTCGAGTACCCTAACATCCTCTACACCGAGGTGACCAACCGCGGCAAGAAGATCTCGACCGGATTTGGCACTCCTAACCAAGAGCGTGGGGTCAGGACGTCGGCCACTGTCAAGTCCATAGGCTGCTCGATGCTCAAGATGCTGATCGAGCAGAACCAGCTCGTCATCAACGACTTCGACACGATCCAGGAGCTCTCGACCTTCTCTAGGAAAGGCAAGAGCTTCGAGGCCGAGTCCGGCTGTCACGACGACATGGTCATGCCTCTCGTCCTGTTCGGGTGGATGTCTGACCAGAACTTCTTCAGGGACATCACCGACATCAACACCCTGATGATGCTCAGGGAGAAGAACGAGGAGTCCTTGCTCGAGGAGCTGACCCCGTTCGGCTTCGTGGACGACGGCTTCGACATAAACTCACAGCCCATTCTCGAAGGGGAGGACGCGGGCTGGTTCTAAGGATAAGGGTCTCCAGATTATAAATATCCCCAAAGATATTAAACCAATCCTATACGAGAAGGAGACGATCAATGGCATTCCAAGTCAGTCCTGGAGTAAACGTCACTGAGATAGACCTGACCACGATTGTCCCAGCAGTGGCGACAACCCAGGCCGGTATCGCAGGCGTGTTTCGCTGGGGTCCGGTGGGAACTCGCGTTCTCATCGACACCGAGGCAACACTTGCAGCTCGCTTCGGCAAGCCGACCTCCTTCAACGCAGAGACGTGGTTCAGCGCCTCGAGCTTCCTCGGCTACGGCAACATCCTGTACGTGGTCCGCGCTGCGAACACGACCGCAACTAACTCAACCTCAGGCGTGCTCTACTCGAACGGTCTCCCGACCGCGACACTGAGCGCGATCGCCGGACCAAACTCGGCATACGGAACCACGATCTCAATCCCTGCGAGCGACTCGCTCAACGCGACGATCAAGAACCGCAACGACTACATTTCCAAGGCAAACACCATCACCTCCAACGCCAACTTCGTTGCTAGGTATCCTGGTGCGATCGGCAACAGCCTCAGGGTCTCGGTCTGCTACTCGAACACGCACTACTCCAACTCGATCAACCTGGTCGGTACCGGAACGAACATCATCAACTCGAGCGCGTCCGCAACCTACTTCTCGATCGTTAACAACAGCAACGCTGCTCAGATCGCGATCGGACAGGGATCTGCTGGTTCTAACTCGTCGACGACCACCCAGGCGGCAGCAGTCCTCGCGTCTATCACCGTGGGTGACTACATCCTCGTTGGTAACTCGACGATCGGCACGCAGTACATGCAGGTCTCGAACGTCTCGTCGCTTGTTCCGGCAAACTCTGCAGGTGCATCGGCATCGTTCGTCGTCAACTTCACATCGCCGTTCAGGCTTACCGGAACTTACACGACCAACTCGGTCAGCAGGTACTGGGAGTTCTACAACGTCGTTCAGAACGCCCCGACCCAGTCGCCTTACGTCGCTCAGTTCGGTAACACGGCCGCTCAGGACCAGCTCCACGTCGTGGTGCAGGACGAGAACGGATTGTTCTCGGGAGTTCCAGGAACTGTCCTCGAGGTGTTCCCTAACCTCTCGCGCGCCACGGATGCTAAGTCCCCTGACGGCGGGGCAATCTACTACAAGAACTACATCAACCAGGTGTCTCAGTACGTCTGGGCAACGAACGACGATCAGAGCTCGATCTCGAACACGGCTGTTCTCGTCGCTTCAAGCACGAGGACCACACCGTACACCGTCGCCTTCAACGGTGGTACCGACAGCTACGACGAGGCAACTGTTGCCGACGGCGACCTCATCAACGGTTACAGCCTCTTCCAGAACACGGAAGACCTCGACATCGCGATGATCATTGCCGGCAAGACGAAGGACTCGACCTACACCGTTCCGAACTGGATCATCGACAACATCACGGAAGTCAGGAAGGACTGCATCGCGTTCATCTCACCTAGGTACGGGGATGTCGTTAATCAGGTTGGAAACGAGATGACGAACATCATCTCATTCCGCAACAACCTTCGTTCGACCTCCTACTCGGTCATCGACAGCGGCTATAAGTATATGTACGATCGCTACAACGACGTATATCGCTGGATCCCTCTCAACGGCGACATCGCAGGCCTCTGCGTTCGTACCGAGACGACCCGCGACGCATGGTACTCACCTGCCGGCTTCAACCGCGGTCAGATCAAGAACATCGTTCGCCTCGCGTACAACCCGCGTAAGGCCGAGCGCGACATCCTCTATCCTGCCGGTATCAATCCGGTCGTATCGTTCCCGGGACAGGGCACAGTCCTCTACGGGGATAAGACCATGCTCTCGCAACCGTCGGCCTTCGATCGCATCAACGTCCGCAGGTTGTTCATCGTCCTCGAGAAGGCGATCTCGACCGCTGCTAAGTTCACTCTGTTCGAGCTCAACGATCAGTTCACTCGCGCTCAGTTCGTAAGCCTCGTGACTCCGTTCCTCAGGGACATCAAGGGTCGCCGCGGTATCTACGACTTCGCGGTGGTCTGCGACGAGTCGAACAACACACCTGAGCGCATTGATCGCAACGAGTTCTGGGGTGACATCTACATCAAGCCGGCTCGCTCGATCAACTATATCCAGCTCAACTTCGTCGCCGTTAGGACGGGCGTGGCATTCTCCGAAGTCATCGGCCAGTACTAATAAATAAGACAATAGACAGGAGTTATAGAGATGGGCTTTAATATCCAATCCTTCAAGTCAAACGGTCTGGTACACGGCGGCGCCCGTCCCTCACTGTTTGAGATCCAGATGAGCGCTCCTCGCGGCATCGGCCTGAGCAATCGGGCCATTGCCAAGATGACGTTCCTCGTAGAGGCAACGGAGCTCCCGTCCTCGACAATCCAACCGGTCAGCGTTCCCTACTTCGGCAGGACGATCAAGCTTGCCGGAGACAGGACGTTCCAGGACTGGACGGTTACGATCCTCAACGACGAGGACTTCGCAATCCGCGCGATGCTCGAGAGCTGGCACAACTCGCTCAACACGATGGTCACCAACGAGAGGCTTGCCTCAAACCCGGCCGACTACAAGAGCGAGCACGCCTTCGTCACGCAGTTCAGCAAGGACGGCTCGGCAATTCGCTCGTACGAGTTCCGAGGTCTCTTCCCTACTGAGATCTCGGCGATCCAGCTCGCATGGGATACCACCAACCAGATCGAACGCTTCAACTGCACCTTCGCATACGACTTCTGGGTACCGGCAATTGAGAACCCAGCTTACGACACCTACGCCCAGGATGTCGGAACGAGCAGCTCGGATCAGTCTCAGTCGCCTCCTTACGGTAACTTCGGCGGGAACGGCGTATCTCAATAATATAATTATTAGTGAAAGCCTCTTTAGTATGCTAATGGTAGACGAAAAGGGGCTGGGCACACTGGCCCCTTTTTACTTGAAAAGAGATGGAAGATTAAATGGCCGAGTTGTTTGGGTTCGAATTCAAGAGGAAATCTCCTCAAGACGTAAATTCATCCTTCGTACCACCACAGACCGACGACGGTGCCGCCGTCGTCTCTGCGACAGGATCCTACGGCACCTACCTCGACCTCGACGGAACAGTCAGGACGGAGGCCGAGCTCGTTACTAAGTACCGCGAGATGGCACTTCAACCCGAGGTCGACACCGCGATCGACGAGATCGTCAACGAGATGGTTGCCATCGACGAGCCGGACATCGTCCGCATCATCCTCGACAACCTCAACATCCAGCCTAACACGAAGAAGATCATCGAGGCCGAGTTCAAGAACGTACTCAACATCCTCGACTTCGAGCGCCACGCTTACGAGATCGCCCGCAGGTGGTATACCGACGGGCGAATGTACTATCACGTCGTCATCGACGAGAAGAACCCTCGCGAGGGCATCAAGGAACTTCGCTACATCGACCCTCGTAAGATCCGCAAGATCCGCGAGGTCAACAAGAAGCGAGTCAAGGGTGGCGAGCAGGGCGACGCCATCATCCAGAAGATTCAGAACGAGTACTTCGTATTCAACGACCGCGGCTTCAACTACGGTAACAAGTCGGTAGGTCCGTCGACCACCGGCCTCCGCATCGCCAAGGACTCGATCGTCTACGTCACGTCAGGACTTACCGACACCCAAGGTACCATGGTCCTCTCGTACCTTCACAAAGGCATCAAGGCACTCAACCAGCTCAGGACTCTCGAGGACTCGCTGGTCATCTACCGCCTCGCCCGCGCTCCAGAGCGTCGTATCTGGTACATCGACATCGGCAACCTCCCCAAGATGAAGGCCGAGCAGTACGTTCGCGAGATCATGGTCAAGCACAAGAACCGCCTGATCTACGACGGCAACAGCGGCGAGATTCGCGACGATCGCAAGTTCATGACGATGCTCGAGGACTACTGGATCCCGCGTCGCGAAGGCGGCAAGGGTACCGAGGTCACGACACTTCCCGGCGGTCAGAACCTCGGGCAGATGGACGACGTCCTCTACTTCCAGAAGAAGCTCTACCAGACACTGAACGTTCCGGTCAACCGCCTCAACAGCGACGCCATGTTCTCGCTCGGTAGGGCTACCGAGGTCACACGCGACGAGGTCAAGTTCTTCAAGTTCATCTCGAGACTCCGCAGCCGCTTCGCCGCCCTCTTCGGTGAGATCCTCGGCAAGCAGCTCGTCCTCAAGGGACTGATGACAATCGAGGACTGGAACAACATCAGCCCCGACATCAAGTTCGACTTCGCCAAGGACAACCACTTCACCGAGCTCAAGGACACCGAGGTCCTGTCGAACAGGATCCAGGCGTTCATGATGATGCAGCCTCTCCTCGGGGCGTTCTACTCCCGTACTTGGGCAATGAAGAACATCCTGCAGATGTCGGACGAGGACATCGAGGAGATGCGGGAGCAGATCATCGCCGAGATGAACGACCCGATCTTCAACCCGCAGGTCGACGAGAACGGCCAGCCTGTCCAGCAGGAGGACGACGGTGGTCAGCCACCTCCTTCCGACGACGGGTCGGCTTCGGACTCCCGCGGTGATAAGATCAAGAAGATCGCCCAGGCTCGAGCAACATACAACCTTCTCATGAAGAAGACGGATAAGACCAAGAAGGACGAGGAGATACTCAAGTCGGTGTCTCAGATCGTTGCCAAGAACAAGTAACGGAGTGATAGCATGCCAGATGTTGATAAATATACGATAGCTGACTTAGTTCAACACAGTATCGAACAGCAGCCTCTAGACTTTGAGAACACGTTCAACTCACTGATGCTCGACAAGCTAAACGCCGCGGTCGAGCTCAGGAAGAACGAGATCGCCCAGACCATGTTCGACGAGCCGGATGAGCCGGAAGAGGTCGAGGATGACGAGGACGACGTAGTTTTCGGTGACGACGAGGATGCCGACGACGAACAGGATCAAGAGGAAGAGTAAAAATGCCAAAGCTGCTTAGCGACATCCTTAAGGGAAAGAAGTCGTCGAAGACCGTAGAAGGTTCTACAGGTAAGAACCCCGGCGTCGACTACAAGCCGAAAGCCGGCGACGAGCAGAAGTTCGTCGCTAAGCACAAGACCGAGAAGCACGATAACCGCGTCGGTAACGGGCCTGACGTGTTTGCCGGTGGTAAGACCGACGTTGCCGATCACCCGCGCCAGTCGCAGGACGCCTACGAGGAAGTTAACGAAGCTGCCGTAATGCAGTACTTTCACGGCACGGACGGCGACCACGACGGCTCACCTCAGAAGGCTGAGAACGATCACGATCGTATCCTAGGTCACTTGGCAAAGACCGTAGGGACAAAGCATCCTGTTTACAAGTCGGTGTCGAAGGACCTCAAGGCCGCACAGCGAGCACACCACTCTGCCGACAGGCACTATGATAATCCTGATAAGAACATGGACTTCAAGGATCGCGCGCATGATTATGAGCGCTCAGCAAAAGAGACCTATGCGAGCCACATCAGGTCCTCAAAGTTAAAAGAAGGTGCCGAGCAGGTCGACGAGGTCTTAACAAAGAAGTCTCCGGCAGGAGAGTGGATCAAGGACTTCGTCGACTCGGACAACCCTAAGTTTGCCGGCAAGTCAAAGGACAAGCGCAAGCAGATGGCGCTCGCTGCGTACTACGCAAAGCAGCGCAGCGAGAGCGTCAGCGAGGCAAAGGACAGTGATGATACCGACGACGAGATCAGCATGGTCGCGACAGAGCTCAGGGCCATCTGTGCAGACGCACAGGACCTCTTGAATAAGATGCCAAAGAACATGCACATCGAACCTTGGGTCCAGTCCAAGGTAGCCGTTGCAAAGTCGATGATCTCGGGTGTTCGCGACTACATGCTTAATAAGACCGCGAACGAGGAGCACGTTCACGAAGGTGAGGAAGTCCTTCCTCCTAAGAATAAGAAGCTCATTACCGAGAAGTCAAAGTGCAGCAAGTGCGGTGGATCGAAGTTCAAGCCAAAGGGCAAGAGCATGGTCTGTGAGTCCTGTGATACCCCGATCAACATGAGCCGCAGCGGCGGCGAAGGCGAGCCTAACAAGGTAGCCGCATATAACCTAGACGTAGCGAGGGTCTGATATAATGGCACAACCACCGGTCAATTCTAATAACTACACTGCAAAGACAACTCGCCCTGAGTCGGTCCTGTTCCCAAATCGTGTTCGCGACGTCGTCGGTCGTGTAAAGATGTCCCAACATCAGAACATCTACGAAGCGGACTTCGAGTACGGTACCCAGCCTATGCGCTGGGAGAACCTAACTGTTAACTCCGCAGCGTCAGGCAGCATCGCGAACATCGTGCACATGCCAGGTATGGGCGGTGTTCGAATGCTCATTGGAAACAGCGCGGGCGACCTCACGATTCGCCAGTCCCGTCCTTACCAGCGCTACCAGCCAGGTAAGACGATGTACATGGCAACCGCCATGAACTTCGGCACCCCTACTGCCAACAGCGTCCAGCGCATCGGGTTCTTCGACGACGGCAACGGCGTGTTCTTTGAGCAAGGCGTTGCAACTGCTAACAATCCATCAGGCTTGTACTGCGTCATCCGCTCGGATGCCGGTACCGTCAACTTCAACGACGGCACCTATACGTCCTCGCTTCCCGTCGACACTAAGTTCTCCTACGAGAACTGGATCGGGGATCCGGTGGCACAGCTCATCGACTGGACAAAGATCCAGATGCTCTGGATCGAGTACGCATGGTACGGCGCAGGTGCGGTCCGCTGGGGCTGCCAGCTCAACGGCGAGCCGTACGTCCTCCACGAGGTAGGAACAGGCAACGCCTCCTACAGGGGATCACCGCAGCAGTTCCCTTGGGCTCGTACAGGTAACCTCCCGGTTCGCTACGAGCAGCGCAACATCGGTCCTACAACAGGAAACAGCGCGCTCGTCCACTTCGGTGTGTCCGTCGTGGTCGAAGGCAAGCGCGACGAGCAGCGCGGCTTTACGTACTCGTACGGCAACGACAACACCTCGATCAGGAGGACCGTTGCACAGAACACCAAGCGCTATCCGGTAACTTCTGTCCAGATGAACCAGATGGGTAAGGTTGAGTTCCAAGGTAATAGTACCTCTAACTCGATCTCGTCAGGTAACAGCACGTACATCACCGTGGCAACTGGTGCGCCGTGGGTTGCAAACGCGTACGTCGGCCGTGCGATCTCGTTCCAAGGAACAGGTAGCTCCGCCAACACGATCGTCGGTCGTATCGCCAACAACACGACCAACAGCATATACTTCACCGACATCATAGCAAATACAACCGGTGTGGTAAATAGCACCGGCGGGGCGTTCACTCCGACAAGTGCCTATCAGTATCAGATCGGTCTTGTTAATCGTGGTCAGATCCTCCCGCAGTCGTTGATCGTCTCTGCTGACGCAGCTTGTCTAGTTGAGCTCATCGTCAGCACTGCATCTAACCCGGTTCAGCTTACCAACTCAAACTTTATCCCGATGAACACGCAAGGTTCGTTCAACTCCCTAGCGTCGAGGGACTACTCGTCGAACGCCGTGACTGCCAACTCGGGCGAAGTGATCTACGCCTTCTCGTCACCTACCGGTGGCTCGGGACTTCAGACATTCGACATTACTAACTTGTTCGCACTCTACAACAACATCAGGGGTAACTCACCTGACATCCTGACGGTTGCAGTATCTACTCCTTCTGGAACTTCTGCAAACGTCGGTGCTCAGCTGGTTGCCCAGGAAGCAATGTCGTAAAGGAATACTAGGATGAAGCTCATCACAGAACTCGTCGAGAACTTTGAGTTCCTGACGGAGACATCAGAGAACGGTATCAAGACCCATTACATACACGGTCCGTTCCTCGTCGCTGAGACGAAGAACAAGAACGGTCGTTTTTATCCCATGTCCGTTATGGAGAGGGAGGTCAGTCGATACCTCAACGATGTCGTGCACAACAACCGTGGTTACGGTGAGCTCGGTCATCCTCAAGGTCCTCAGATCAACCTCGATCGCGTCTGCATACTCATCTGCGACCTCAAGCAGGATGGACACAGGTTCATCGGCAAGGCGAAGATCACCGAGACTCCTATGGGCGAGATCGTAAAGGGTCTCCTCAAGTCCGGCGCGAACCTCGGCGTCTCATCCCGCGGGATGGGCTCGCTCAAAGCAAGCAAGGACGGGACGATGGTCGTCGGGGACGACTTCAAGCTCGCGACGGCGGCCGACGTCGTCGCCGAGCCTTCCGCACCTGGAGCTTTCGTTCAAGGCATCATGGAGAACGTCGAGTGGATCTACGATCCGGTTAAGAACACCTGGCTCGAGGAACACCTCGATCGAGAGAAGAAGAACCTTCATAAGATGTCTTTGAAGGAGATCGAGGACAAGAAGTTTGCGATCTTTGAGAACTACCTTGCGAACCTCGCAAGAGGCCAATAAACATCAGCGCTTTATAAATATATTCAAATTCCAAACGAGGAGAACCAGTAATGGCAGACCTAGAACAAACGAAAGCCGATGCGGTTGAGTTGATTGATGAGGAGACCGAAGCGGCCTCTTCGCTTCATCCGGCAGCTCGCTCGACCAAAGACCCAAAGGCTCTCGATGCCTCTAAGGTCGGCATGATGCAACAGATGGTCGGACTCATGTCCGGCATGAACAAGCAGGACTTGACCGACTGGTTTGCCAAGACCATTGCTCAGTTCGGACCTGACAAGATGCCTGGTGCAGTCGACAACTCCGATAAGAACCACGCCTCGATCGACATGAAGCCATCGCACGCTTCGATCAACGTCGGTCCTAAGACCAAGTACCCGATGCCTAAGCTCGGTGTTCGCGAAGACGTCGAGCAGATGTTTGCAGGTGAGGAGCTCTCGGAAGAGTTCAAGGACAAGGCAACCACCTTGTTCGAGGCTGCGATCAACGCTCGCCTCGTCATCGAACAGGCTCGCCTCGAGGAAGCCTTCGAAGCAAAGCTCGAGGAAGAAGTTGCTGAGATCACTGAAGAGCTCGTCTCAGGTATCGATTCATATCTCGACTACGTCGTCGAGAAGTGGATGGGTGAGAACGAAGTTGCCGTCGAGTCGGCACTGCGCAACGAGGTGATGGAAGACTTCATCGAAGGACTCAAGGGTCTCTTCTCCGAGCACTACATCAACATGCCTCAGGAAAAGATCGATGTCGTCGAGTCGCTCGCCGATAAGGTCGAGACCCTCGAGTCGAAGCTCGACGAGACTATCAAGGAGAACACCGAGCTCCGTCGCGGACTCATCGAGTCGTCGGCACGTGAAGTGTTCAGTGCACTTAAGGAAGGTCTGACCTTGCCGCAGCAGGAGAAGTTCGCCGCCCTCGCAGAGGGTATTGACTTCGACGGCGACGTTGATGCGTACTCAAGGAAACTCGATATGATCAGGAACACCTACTTCTCCGGTAAGAAGGTGGAGTCCAATATCATGACTGAGAGCTTTGAAGAGGAAGAACAACCGAAGTCCACTCCTTCGAGCGATCCTTCCGTTAACATCTACGCTCAAGCAATTTCTCGCACTGTCAAGAAGTAATTCTAGATAAATAAAAAAGTTCCAAAAAAGGGAGACAATAATGTACTTAGCTGAGGAAATCCAAAACAAGTGGGCTCCAATCCTGGAGCACCCAGACCTCAACCCGATCAAGGACGTTCAGCGTCGCTCGATCACCGCAGTGATGCTCGAGAACACCGAGAAGGCTCTTCGTGAAGATGCCGCTCGCGGTGGTTTCCAGTCGCTGACGGAAACCTCGTCTGCTATTCCTGCAAACTTCATGGGTGCGTCGAGCTCGACCGCAGGTGCAGGCGGTATCGACACGTTCGATCCTGTTCTCATCTCGCTCGTTCGTCGTGCGATGCCTAACTTGATCGCATACGACATCTGCGGCGTGCAGCCGATGACCGGTCCTACCGGCCTCATCTTCGCAATGCGCTCGCGCTATGCTAACTCGACCTCCTACAACAACTCGGGTGCAGAAACCTTCTACAACGAAGTGAACACTGCGTTCTCGTCGGTTGTCGGTGGATCGAACAGCCTCGGTGATGCCTATACCAACAACTACGGTATCCCAGGTAACTCGAACACGACTCCGTTGGCAACTCCTAACACGACCCTTGCCAACGCCTATAACACGGCATTCGGTATGTCGACTGCACAGGGTGAAGCCCTCGGCGCCGACTCGAACGCTGCCTTCGCTCAGATGGCATTCTCGATCGAGAAGGTCACCGTTACCGCTAAGACTCGCGCCCTCAAGGCAGAGTACAGCATGGAACTCGCACAGGACCTGAAGGCAATTCACGGTCTTGACGCGGAGACCGAGTTGGCGAACATCCTCACGGCAGAAATCCTCGCGGAAATCAACCGTGAAATCGTTCGTACCATCAACATCACTGCTCAGCCGGGTGCTCAACAGAACACCACGACTGCAGGTATCTTCGATCTCGATACCGATTCCAACGGTCGTTGGTTGGTTGAAAAGTTCAAGGGCTTGATGTTCCAGCTCGAGCGCGAGTCGAACTTCATCGCTCGTACGACTCGTCGCGGTAAGGGTAACATCATCATCTGCTCTTCGGACGTCGCTTCCGCATTGCAGATGGCCGGTGTTCTCGACTACGCACCTGCTCTCAACAGCAACAACCTTCAGGTTGACGACACGGGCAACACCTTCGCTGGTGTCGTCAATGGTCGCCTCCGCGTCTACATCGACCCATACGCAACCGGTGGTAACTACGTCACCGTCGGCTACAAGGGTTCGAGCGCATTCGACGCAGGCCTCTTCTACTGCCCGTACGTTCCTCTGCAGATGGTTCGCGCCGTCGACCAGAGCTCCTTCCAGCCGAAGATTGGCTTCAAGACACGTTATGGTGTCGTTGCCAATCCGTTCGCTGAAGGTCTCACGGCAGGCGCTGGTGTGTTGCACACGAACAGCAACTACTACTATCGCAAGATCATCGTCAACAACCTGCTCTGATCTTTCAAAAAGATCCAGGTTTACTGGACGCACTTCGAGGGGGCTACGGCCCCCTCTTTTTTTTAACATAAATAGTGATGGAGGACAGATCATGAGCGCCATTACAGATACCCCATCTAATCGGAACTTCTTATCACCGTTAAACTTTACGTTTAAGATACAGAGGGCTCCGCACGTCAACTTCTTCATTCAGAAGGTCAACCTCCCGGGACTGAGCGTCCAGCCTATCATGGTATCGAATCCCATGATCAAAGTTCCATACTCGGGCGAGCACCTCAGCTACGAGGAGTTCAAGATCACGTTCCGAGTCGACGAGGACCTCCAGAACTACATGGAGATCTACAACTGGATCATCGGCCTCAGCAAGCCGGACAACTACGACGAGTACAAGAACCTCCAGAACCAGAAGCCTTACACAGGAGGCGGTATCGTATCCGACCTCAACCTGACCCTCCTCACGGCCGCCAGGAACTCGAACTACCTCATCACGTTCGTCGACGCATTTCCGGTCTCGCTCGACAGCCTACAGTTCGACACGACATCTAGTGATGTCAACTTCCTCGACGTGACGGCGTCTTTCCGTTACACATCTTTTAACATAACCAACGTATTTAGCGGTTGACAAATCCTCCAGACTGTGTATAATAGATCTATGGATCATTGAAGTATATTATTATGGAGGTTGACAATGACGCTTGACGAGATCCTCGACGAGTGGCGTAAGGACAGTGATATTGACAGGACTGAGCTAGGCGAGGAGTCATTGAGGACACCGCAGCTTCATGCCAAGTACTACCGGCTGTTCTCTACGGAGAGGCTCAAGCTCCGCAAGATGGAGGCAGACCTCAAGCAGCTCAAGCTGGACAAGTACGAGTTCTACACTCAGGGTCCTAACGAGGACACCCCTACCACTTGGAAGCTCCCTCCTCGCGGGATGGTCATCAAGTCGGACGTACAGATGTACATGGAGTCCGATCGGGACATCATAGATAGATTACTGAAGATCGACTACCAGCGCGAGAAGGTCGAGGCCTTGGAGAGCTTCGTCAGGACCCTCACCACGCGCGGGTACGCGATCAAGAACGCAATCGATTTCTTGAGGTTCACGAGTGGCGGCTGACGTAGTTAGGGTGGAGCACTTCAACGAGACCTACATGAAGGTCACATCGGAGCCGGGCATAGCCTTCGAGCTCGGGGAGTACTTTACCTTCGACGTCCCAGGTGCCAAGTTCATGCCGGCCTACCGCAACAAGGTGTGGGACGGTAAGATCAGACTCTACAACGCCATGACCGGACTGCTCTACGCCGGACTCCTGTCCTACGTCGACAAGTTCTGCAAGGACCGAGGGTACGACCTCGAGCTCGACGGCGACCACTTCGATCAGGAGGAGTTCTCCCTCAAGGAGGCGAGGGACTTCGTTGCCAAGCTCAAGCCTACAATGCAGCCTCGCGACTACCAGCTGGAGGCGTTCGTACACGCGGTCCGAAGCCGCAGGTCACTTCTCTTATCGCCGACGGCCTCCGGCAAGTCGTTCATCATCTACCTGCTGACGAGGTTCTACAGTGCGCGCACCCTCATCATTGTTCCTACTACTTCTCTTGTTAGCCAGCTTTCCTCTGACTTTGCTGATTACGGTCTCGACTCTGACCGCACGGTACACAAGGTATATTCAGGACAGGATAAAGCTTCGAATAAACCGATTACAATTTCGACATGGCAGTCGATTTACAAGCTTCCTAGCTCGTACTTTGAATCGTTTGACGTTGTCATAGGCGACGAGGCCCACCTCTTCAAGGCCAAGTCCCTGCAGTCCATAATGGAGAAGCTGGGCAAGGTACGCTACCGCTTCGGCTTTACAGGAACGCTCGACGGTACCCAGACGCACAAGCTCGTCCTCGAGGGTCTCTTTGGTCCGGTCCGCAAGGTCACCACGACCGCCGACCTCATGGACCAGGACCACATCGCCAAGCTTCTCATCAAGGCCATAGTGCTCAAGTACCCCGACAGCGTCTGCCAGCTCATGTCCAAGGCGGACTACCAGGCGGAGATGGACTACCTCGTCAGGTCGGAGCCGCGGAACCGCTTCATAAAGAACCTCTCGCTCTCCCTCGAAGGAAACACCCTGGTCCTCTTCCAATTTGTTGACAAACACGGAAAAGTGTTGTATGATATGATTAAGTCGGAGGCCGGGGAGAGGCCGGTGTTCTTCGTCTCGGGATCCGTGGACGGTGACGAGCGCGAGGAGATACGCAGGATCGTGGAGGGCGAGACCCACGCCGTCATCGTGGCGAGCTACGGTACCTTCTCCACCGGCGTCAACATCAAGAACCTCCACAACGTGGTGTTCGCGAGCCCGTCGAAGTCTAGGGTCAGGAACCTGCAGTCCATCGGACGCGGGCTCCGCAGGACGGATACCAAGGACAGCGTGACGCTGTTCGACATAGCGGACGACCTCTCGTGGAAGACGAGAAAGAACTTTACCATACTTCACTTCGTCGAGCGGATCAAGATCTACAACGAGGAGAGGTTCGACTACAAGGTGTACACAGTGAGGACTAAAGAGTGAGCATTCAGAAGCCTAGAGCACGCAGGCACTACATCAACAACCGCGACTTCTACGAGGCCATGGTCAAGTACCGAGAGGAGTGTCGCGAGGCAGCCGAGCGAGGTGCCAATCAGGTCCCGCAGGTCCCGAGGTACATCGGCGAGTGCATAATGCTCATCTGCGAGAAGCTGTCCACGAAGCCCAACTTCATGAACTACTCGTATCGAGACGAGATGGTGGGCGACGCGATCGAGAACTGCCTGTCCTCAGTGAGCAACTTCAACCCCGAGCGATCGGTCAACCCGTTCGCCTACTTCACTCAGATCGCGTGGAACGCGTTCATCCGGCGGATCACCCGCGAGAAGAAGCAGTCCTACATCAAGCACAAGAACTTCGAGAACTCGGGGATCATGGACGAGCTCATGGACTACAACAGCTCCGAGGGCGGGCACTCCGTCCAGCAGAAGCACAACTACTACTCCGACGACATCATCAGGAGCTTTGAGGAGAAGTTGACAAAGACGACGAAGCGTGGTAAGATGGTAGGTATCGAGAAGTTCACGGGTCAGGGTGAGGCATGAAGGTAGCGATCATAACAGATACCCACTGGGGCGTGCGCAACGACAACGCGCTGTTCCTCGACAATACCAAGAGGTTCCTCGACGAGACCTTCTTCCCGCTCATCGACGCGCAGGGGATCAGGACGATCGTTCACCTCGGCGACCTCGTCGACCGCAGGAAGTACATCAACTTCCTCACGGCGAGTCGACTCAGGAGCGACTTCATCAACCCTATTCGCCAGCGCGGGCTGGACCTCCACCTGATCCTAGGCAACCACGACGTCTACTACAAGAACACCAACGACGTCAACGCCATCGCGGAGCTCTACGGCGACCTCGTTCGCTACGAGCGCGCTGAGGAGGTGTACCTCGGTGAGACCAAGACCCTGTTCATCCCGTGGATCACGGCGGACAACCGCGACCACACGCTCGAGCTCATCAGGTCGACCGACGCGCAGGTTGCAATGGGTCACCTCGAGCTCAAGGGCTTCGAGATGTTCAGGGGTACCGTGAGCTCGCACGGCGAGGACGCATCCTCGTTCGATAAGTTCGACACCGTGCTCAGCGGTCACTACCATCACAAGTCCAGCACGGGCAACATCCACTACCTAGGCAGTCACGGCGAGTTCACGTGGAACGACCACAACGACGACCGAGGCTTCCACGTCTTCGACACGACCACCCGCAGCCTCGGCTTCATCAGGAACGAGTTCACGGTGTTCGAGAAGGCGTGGTACGACGATACCGAGATGAGGGGTGACGACCTCGATAAGGTCAACTTTGCCAAGTTCACAGGCAAGATCGTCAAGGTCATCGTAAAGACCAAGTCCAACCCCTACCTGTTCGACGTCTTCATGACGCGGGTCGAGAAGGCCAACCCGCAGCAGGTTCAGATCGTGGAGGACCACCTCAACCTCAACATCGAGGACGACGGCTCGATCGTTCAGGAGGCCGAGGACACCATGACGATCTTCCGTAAGTACATTGACCAGAGCACGATCAGGGTCGACAAGACCAAGCTCGAGGGTATCGTGCGAAACCTATACGATGAGGCACTGACACTGGAATGATAACCTTCCACAATATAAAGATTGTATTTTAATAAATATAATCAAATTTTATTGTGGAGGATAATATGCCAGCAGGAGTCTATGAGAGAACAGAAGAAATAAAGCAGAGACAAAGTAAAAAAATGAAAGAGAAGATCAAAGAATATAACTTCTCTGAAATTAACTTGAAGAGAAAAAAGACTATTGAAGAAAAAGGAATAAAAATCGGCAGGCCGGAAACCAAAGTGCTTCAGATAAAATTATGTAGTGTATGTGATAAAGAATATAGTACAAAAAATGATTCTAAGTTTTGCTGCAAAGAATGTTATTGGAAATCTAGAAAAGGTAAGCCTGTATGTGATTCTGAAATTCTTAAGAATATGGATAGATCGTATCAAAAGAATGATGACTGGTCACAATGGCTTAAAAAAGATGATCTTCCTGAGTTTAAGAAATATTCGGGAAAAGTGAGAAGGTTGAGTGAGAAAAATTACGCAATGAACGCAGATAAAATAAATCCAAATAACTATCCTAGAACTATATGCGGAGTTGAAGGCGGTTATCAATTAGACCATATAAAATCTCTAAGACAATGCTTTGATGAAAATATATCCATAGAACAAGCTGCAAGTGTTGATAATTTACAGCTTTTACCATGGAAAGAAAACTTGAGAAAGAGATAGATAAATGGCCATATCTTTCCATAAGATACGTTATAAAAATCTACTGTCAACAGGCAACACCTTCACCGACATCCAGCTCGACAAGTCAAGCACCACCCTCATCATCGGTGAGAACGGTGCCGGCAAGTCGACGATCCTGGACGCGCTGTCGTTCGCGCTGTTCAACAAGCCGTTCCGCAAGGTGACCAAGGGGCAGCTCATGAACTCCATCACGAAGCGCGAGCTGGTCGTGGAGGTCGAGCTCAGCGTAGGTAAGAACCACTACAAGGTCGTCCGCGGCGTCAAGCCGGCGGTCTTCGAGATCTACATGAACGAGGTGCTCCTCAATCAGGACTCCGACAACCGGGACTACCAGGAGTTCCTCGAGAAGAACGTCCTGAAGATCAACCACAAGTCGTTCTGTCAGGTCGTCGTGCTCGGCTCGGCGTCGTTCGTACCGTTCATGCAGCTTCCGACAGGACAGCGTCGCGAGATCATCGAGGACCTCCTCGACCTGCAGATCTTCACGAGGATGAACTCCGTCCTGAAGCAGAGGGTTACCGAGAACACCAACGAGACGTGGCAGTCCGAGAAGGACCGCGACCTCATCGACGAGAAGATCAAGCTCGTCAAGGAGCACATCTCCGAGGTTCACAAGAACAGTCAGAAGCTCGCTCAGGAGAAGAAGGACCGCATCAAGTACACGGCCGATCAGATCTCGCAGCTCATCGAGCAGAAGTTCGCCCTCGACAAGGAGATCGAGGACCTGACGTCGAGGATACTCGACCAGGAGAGCGTCGAGCGGCGCATCAAGAAGCTGTCGAACCTGCAGCACCAGCTCGAGGCAAAGATCGCGTCGCTCAAGGGCGACATCAACTTCCTCAACGACCACGAGAACTGCCCGACGTGTCGCCAGCACATCGCCGAGGACTTCCGCGCCGAGTCGATCCAGAAGAAGAGCGAGGACATCACCGAGGTCGACGGCGGTCTTCAGAAGCTCGCGGACGAGTACGAGGCGGCCAACGCTCGACTCAAGGAGCTCATGGACGCCCAGTCGGCGATCAACAACAAGAAGTTCGAGCGACACCGCGTCCTGACCAAGGTCGACGGGCTCGAGGACTACTCGAATAAGCTCAGGGAGGAGCTCGACGCGATCAAGAAGACCGTTGAGAAGCCGGACACCGCAAAGCTCGACACGCTCAAGGTCGATCGCGAGAAGGTATCTCTGAGGCTCGCCGATCTCGAGGAGCAGACCCAGCTTCTAGGCGCTGCGTCCACACTGCTCAAGGACGGCGGCATCAAGTCCCGCATCATCAAGCAGTACATCCCGATCATCAACAAGCTCATCAACAAGTACCTCGCGGCATTGGACTTCTTCGTGGAGTTCAACCTCGACGAGAACTTCAACGAGACCATTAAGTCGAGGTTCCGCGACGAGTTCAGCTACTCCTCGTTCTCCGAAGGCGAGAAGATGAGGATCAACCTCGCGATCCTTTTCACGTGGAGGGCCGTGGCAAAGCTCCGCAACTCGATCAACACCAACATCCTCATAATGGACGAGGTGTTCGACTCCTCGCTGGACTCGGGCGGTACCGAGGAGTTCATGAAGATCCTAAGCCAGTTGACAAATGACACAAACGTGTATATAATCTCTCATAAGACGGACCAGATCTCGGATAAGTTCGACAACGTGATCAGGTTCGAGAAGCACCGTAACTTCTCAAGGATGGTAGCGTGATGGAACTAGTATCAGGAAGCAACCCAATTCTAACCAGGGAGTGCGTGGAGTTCGACTTCAGCAACCCGCCTTTCGATCCGGTCGAGTTCGCCAAGGACCTCGTCAAGTTCATGCTCGAGAACAACGGCATAGGACTCGCGGCAAATCAGGTAGGTGTTCCGTACCGCATCTTCGCGATGCGAGGTATGCCTCAGCACTTCGTATGCTTCAACCCTAAGATCGTAGGCTTCGGCGAGGAGGAGGTAGTGCTCGAGGAGGCCTGCCTCTCGTATCCCGGACTCGTGGTCAAGGTCAAGCGTCCCAAGAACATCCGCGTTCGCTTCACCATGGCAAACGGCGAGGTCCGCACCGAGGTGTTCTACGGTATCACGGCCCGCATCTTCCAACATGAGATGGACCACCTCAACGGCGTGGTGTTCTACAATCGAGCCGGCAGGTACCACCGCGAGCAGGCACTTAAGAAATATCGGAGAGTGGCGTGAACATATTCTACGTAGACCCTGATCCCAAGGTTGCTGCCCAATCTCTAGTGGATAAACACTGTGTAAAGATGATCCTCGAGTCGGCGCAGCTGCTGTCGACCGCACACCGCGTGCTCGACGGCGAGCAGTACGTCGACGCCTCGAGCGGTCGTAAGATCAAGCGATGGAAGCTTCACGACAATCGCGAGAGTGTCATGTACTCGGCAACCCACGTCAACCACCCGTCGGCAATATGGTGCCGGACCTCCATCGAGAACTACCTGTGGCTCGTCGAGCACTTCTTCGGACTACTCGACGAGTACACGTACCGCTACGGCAAGAGGCACAAGTGCTTCGACATGGGCTACTACCTCCAGTCACCTCCTAAGAACCTCAAAGCTTACGACTGGACTCCCATGCCGTCGGCCATGGCTCCTGAGTACATCGTAGGCGACGACCCACTCGAGAACTATCGCAACTACTACAAGGTCGGCAAGGCGAGAATGCACAACTGGAAGAAGAGGAGCCCGCCCGAGTGGTTGACAAACTGAGGGAGGAGTGGTATGATACATACGATATACTCTATGAGTTACTTAATGAATCAAACGGAGACTTTACTATGAGTAAGGATTGGGTTAGGGACATCAAGAACATGCACGAGTACTACGGTGTTCACCCTGCGATCGATAGGATGGACGGTGAGACTCTGGCAAAGTTCCTTGAGTTCCGCATCAACTTCCTCAACGAGGAACTTGAAGAACTCCGCAGTTCCAAGGACGCCGAGGACGTCGTCGACGCGCTGATCGACCTCTGCGTCGTCGCGATCGGAACACTGGACGCCTTCGACGTCGACTCGCACAAGGCTTGGGACGAGGTCCTAAAGGCCAACATGAACAAGCGCCCTGGAGTCAAGGAGTCCCGGCCAAACCCTCTCGGGCTTCCCGACCTCATCAAGCCGGAAGGCTGGAAGGCTCCGTCCCACGAGGGTAACCACGGGTTGTTCTCTAAGATTAAGTATTGACATTTGATCTAACTTGTGATACTATAATAGTATCTGAGGTAGGATATGATTATGTACAGTGATAGTGTGATGAAGGTCCTGACCACCCTCAACGAGGTTGTGGATGTTCGGGACCATGATGATGACTTCATGATGATGGTTAACACCAACTGGAAGACCGAGCAGAAGCGCCGTGGCAAGCGCTCCTTCGACGTTGTGAAGAAGAACACAGCCTGTGGCTTCGGTGCCGAGATAGCACTGCAGTCCACCGGCCTGTTCAAGGCGGCGGCTCCAATTACTGAGAACGCACAGGGTCTCAGCTTTGCCCAGCGTAAGAAGGACGTCGAGTGCGAGGGTAAGCTCGCCGAGGTCAAGACGATGAACGCTAAGTACCCTGTCTGGTACATCTCGGACGGGCAGGCCGAGTCGGTCATGTACTCGACTCGCTTCAACGACTACTTCCTCGTCGTGGCCTACGAGGAGATCCAGCCGCTCAAGTACCGCTACCGCCCTCGTTATCTTATTGACAGTAAATCGATGCCGCGGTATATTGTAAAGGCCAACACCGGCTACAGCGAGTATAAGTTCGACCACACCAGTGCCATAAAGAATGGTCACTGCGTAGATCTATGGAGTGCAGCATGACGGACCGTGAATCAGTGAAAGTACTGCAGGAGTGTATCGACCTGCAGCGTAAGAAGTCCAACGACTATCAGAATCCCAACTCAAAGATCAAGCAGGCCGACTACTACCCGTCCGGCTGCCTGACCATCCTCGAGATCATGCACGCCAAGATGCTTCGCATGCGCTCCGTCATGGAGGCGATGCAGAGTGATCCCGAGTACAAGCAGAACTTCGAGTCCCTCGAGGACTCGGCCAAGGACCTGATCAACTACGCCTCCTTCTTCGTGGCGTACTCCCGCGGTAAGGTCGACGGTCAGTCGTCCGATCGCGACTTCCTAAATCGCAAGAAGATCGACCAGATCAACAAGAAGGTCGCCTTAGGTCCTACAGGCGCTCCAGGATTTGGCATCACCATCGGCTACGAAGGACCGTTGAAATGAGTCAGAACTACGCGTTCACAGTCGACACCATCCGCCGAGTGTTCAAGGACATGCTCGAGCGCAAGGACTTCGTCACCGACAAGACCGGCGTTAAGATGCTCGAGATGATCGGCGCTCAGTTCCGTGCCAACGAGCCGGCCATCTTCGGCACTCCAAATCAGGACTACATCGATCGCGAGATCCAGTGGTACAAGTCGATGTCGCTCAACGTCAACGACATCCCAGGCGGTCCACCTGAGATCTGGAAGAAGGTCGCGGACCGCAACGGCTACATCAACAGCAACTACGGTCACTGCATCTGGTCCCATGGTAACTACAAGCAGTACGACCACGTGCTCGAGGAGCTCAAGAAGAACCCTGAGACCCGTCGTGCAGTGATGATCTACACTCGCCCGAACATGTGGCACGACTACAACCATGCAGGTCGCTCCGACTTCATGTGCACCAACACGGTGCAGTACCTCATCCGCGACGAGAAGCTCCAGGTCGTCGTTCAGATGCGATCCAACGATGTCGTGTACGGATATAAGAACGACTGGGCATGGCAGAAGTACGTCCAGGCCGAGCTCGCCCACGCACTCGGCATGATGACAGGCGACATCTTCTGGCAGGTCGGGTCATTACACATATACCAGAGGCACTTTGATCTTGTCAAGTAAAACATGGCGATGGACGCAGAACTACCTCAACTTGGCCAAGCACATCTCAACTTGGTCCAAGGATCCGGGAACTAAGGTCGGCGCCGTCGCCGTCGGTAAGCAAGGTCAGATCCTTGCACAGGGTTACAATGGCTTCCCTCGCGGGGTCGACGACACTGACGCACGCCTTCAAAATCGTGATGTCAAGTACAAGTTCGTAGTCCATGCCGAGCAGAACTGCATATACAATGCCACACTTAATGGAACTAGTCTCAATAATGCGGACCTTTACGTTCATGGTCTTCCTGTTTGCTCTGAGTGCGCAAAGGGAATAATCCAGGTCGGCATCAAGCGCGTGTTCATCTGTCACCCTGCCGACATCGCTCCGATCTGGCAGGACGCCTATAAGTTCACGACGATGATGTTCAAGGAGGCCGAGGTCGAGGCAGTTCGCCTTGACTTTAACAGCGGTGAGGTCATCGACATTGTCTAAGGTTCTCGTCATTGGTATCAACCCTTCCGACTGGGTGCTCAAGCCGAACTGCACGACACACCGTCGCCTGCCCAAGTGGCTCGAGTTCATGGGCGTTAAGGATCACACCTTTATCAACTGCATCGGCGTTCCTGGAAAGTACCGGATGAAGGACGTTCGATACGATATGGTCAAGGAGTACTCCGAGCAGCACGACAAGGTGATCGCACTAGGCAACTTCCCGTCCGCCGTCCTGAGAAAATTATCTGTAGACCACTTCACCCTGCCGCATCCTTCTGGGCTAAATAGAAAACTAAACGACAAAGACTATGAATTGAAGATGCTTCAGGAGTGTGGTAAGTATGTTGCTGCGTAAGAGAGTTCTGGTAACCGGAGCCAACGGTTACATCGGGTCACACGTCGTCAAGCTCCTTGCCGAGCACGGCTACAACATCACCGCGCTGTGCGGCGACTACTCACCCAACGACATCAGCAAGTACGTCGACACAATGCTCTGGAAGAGCGTGACCAGCGGTGCAGGTTGGTACAACAAGTTCGACACGATAGTTCACCTAGCCGCTAGGATCTCGGTCGAGGAGTCGGTAAAGGAGCCGATGGACTACTTCAGTGTCAACACGATGGGCACCGACTGGATGATCACCTACAACGAGCACGAGAACTTCGTGCTCGCATCGACGGCGGCCGCCTTCGATCCCGTGTCACCGTACGCACAGTCGAAGCTCATGGCCGAGAGCGTCGTCAAGGCCAGGACCAAGAACTACACGATCTTCCGGTTCTTCAATGTCGCTGGCAACAACGGGATCTTCAGGCAGATGGGTAGGGCAACCCACCTCATCCGCATCGCCGCCGAGACCGCAGCGGGCAAGCGGGATAAGATGTTCGTCAACGGCACGGACTGGGACACTCCCGACGGCACGTGCATCAGGGACTACGTTCACGTCGAGGACATCGCCAACGCAATCCTCAGCGCCGTGATAACACCTAAGAACACTCCTTTCGAGTGCCTAGGTTCCGGCAAGGGCCACAGCAACCGCGAGGTCATAAATACAATGAAGCGAGTGAGCGGTGTTGACTTCACGGTTGAGGACGCACCAAGACGTGACGGTGACGCTGCAATAATCACGGTACCATCCGATAAGGTATCGGACTACATGAAGGTTACCGGAACACTCGAGGACATGTGCCTGAGTGCATACAAGATGGAGCTTAAAAAATGAGCAGGATTGCGGTCCTCCTCGGCCGTGGTGTCGAGGGGTGTGGCGTTACGAAGAACGCCGTCGAGTTCAAGAAGTACTACCCGAACAGCACAATTTTCGCAGTTTCTGATAAAAAATGGCCGCGCATTAACTCCATGGAGATCGATCGCGTCGACTTCGTGTGTGCGGAGGACGCCGTGGTTGACAAGGTCATCACCGACATCAACGACAACTACGACGCCGTCGTGGTCTACTCGATCCCATCGACCAAGCACGCGGAGAAGACTGCCGAGAACTTCGTTAGGTTACTTCGCGCCATCAAGCTTCCCAAGTCACTCGTTCAGGTTGACCACAACTCGGCATCGATAACGCGTAATGCCAAGCTCGATGAGGTCTGTGAGTCGATCGACCTGCTCATGACCCACTCGCTCAGCGGGGCGTTTGCAGGATGGTGCAAGAAGAACAACATCACGACACCGTTGACGACTATGGGTGTCGGCTTCGACTACGGGGCACACCGCAAGAAGTTCTGGCTTCCGGTAGATGAGCAGATCGACAAGTCGCTCAAGTGGATCGGTCGCTGCGCCCTGTGGAAGGGTCCTGTCGAGATCATCGACCTTCACAACAACTACCTCAGGGCTGAGGACTTCATCACGAGTCTCGAAGGACTCGAGGCGTCCGTGCAGTCGACCTTGATAACCCACGTCGACGGTGCAACGCGACAGCAGAGACGAGACGTGCAGGAGTTCATCCGCGGTGCAAATCGCAGCAAGGCCAGGCAGCACTACAACAAGGAAGTTCCGGGCAGCGCACCCTACCTCTATCCGGACTACGTTCACGACGACTGCATGCGCAGGCTCGCGCTCAGTGCGTTCGGCTCCGACCTATATCACCTGAAGCCTGAGTTCTACGGCAACAACATCGAGTACTGTCACGCCGAGGTCGTAGCGTCGGGTACCGTTCCGGTATTTCACAAGCACTTCGGTGATCACATCACTCACAACAAGACGGGCGACAAGGCGACCGCAAAGTTCTCAGGGACCATCTGGTACGACCCGAAGAATCCTAAGGACACTGCCGACACGATCGTCAAGCTCGCCGGTGATCGCGTGATGAGGTCCGACTGGCGCGAGCTGGCCTTCGAGTTCTGGAAAGACCACTCGGACGCAGGAAGCATCTACGACGACATCATTAAGAAGACGACCGGCGCGAAGAACAACGCGCGCGTAAAGGTCAGCAACCTCGAGGACTTCCTTGCATGAAGCACGGCACAATAGTTCCACTCATCGGAGGCGAGACACTCGGGCAAGAGCTCGCGTTTGGTACTCGACCTGAGTACCTCGTCTCCTACAGTGCGTTTCAAGGTAACGATCGACACATCGTCAATCACTACGGAGACGTCCCTTACTACCTCCTTGACAAAGGTGAGAAACCTGATACAAAGGTAGACGTGATAGGAACCGTATGCCCGTGTGCGGGTCTGTCTCAGTTGTCGCACGGATTTGGTGATCACAACGAGAACAACAAGTGGATGATCGAGACGGCGAACTACGTCCTCGGCGAGCTCAGGCCTAAGGTGTTCTGGGGTGAGAACGCCCCAGGATTTGCCGGTAAGATCGGTGCGACCGTTCGCAACCAGCTCAAGAAGATCGGTAAGGACAACGGCTACACGATGTCGGTATATAGAACTAGGACGATCCTTCACGGCGGTCCTCAGGTTCGAGACCGCTCGTTCTACTTCTTCTGGCAAGGCGACAAGGTTCCCGTCTTCAACTACTTCAACCGCCCTCACGCTAAGATCGAGGACGTCATCCTCGGTGCCAAGGGCAACAGCCAGCGGGAAGTTATAAATCATAAGACACCGTCGCACGATCCTTACTACCGCTTCATCCTCGAGCACATTCACGGAGGCATCAGCCATCGCGAGTACGTCGAGCAGGCGGGAGCGGCCAAGGTTCGTGAGAACGACACGCAGTCCTACATCGAGAAGATGGGCTACAACTACGTGCAGGTAGGTGACTGGATGCGAGAGCACGGCTTCGAGAAGGAGATCGCCAAGTGCGAGTACCGTCATACCAAGCTAACCTCCGGTAAGAACATCATGCGCAGGATGACCATCATCCCTAAAGATCACATCGGGGCGTTCGTAGGTCACTACCCTTACATGCTGACCCATCCCGTCGAGGATCGCTATATAAACTATAGGGAGGCCATGACGATCATGGGCCTGCCCGACAACTTCGAGCTGCTCGACGCAAAGAAGAGCACCAACCACATCTGTCAGAACGTTCCCGTCCTCACGGCGAAGGACATGGCAGGTGAGATCAAGAAGTGGCTTGAGGGTGAGCTGGACGAGGTCGATGCCGACTACGTCCTGCAGAGCAACATATCAAAGAGCGTGGACGTTGAGTCAAGAAGTGGAGGAGATATTACATCATGGCTTTGAACAATGAAGGTAAGGTGTCAGAAGGCATCAACGTGAGGTATACTAATAGCTGGACAATTGATCCAAACACCAAGATCGAACTTCGCGGTGGTGGAGGTGGTAGTGGTGGTGGAGGCCGCCACGGATCCATTTTAGTAGACGGCAAGTGGATTCCTCACGACGAGTACTATAAGCAGCGGAGCTTTGCTGAGAAAAAAATCAGCTATAAGTACAACGAAGGGGTGTACATTAAAGAGATTACGGATTATATTAACTCTACATACTCAGAACACTACTCAAGAAATAAGTTTCAGGCTACCGAGTTCATCATGGACTCAGGCCACGGCACGGGGTTCTGCATGGGCAACGTACTCAAGTACGCCCAGCGATACGGCCGCAAGGGATCGCGCGAGGACTGGCGCAAGGACCTATTGAAGGTCATTCACTACGCGATGATGCAACTCTACGTTCACGACATTGTCAATAAGGAGACTATCTAATGGAGATCAACGTTCCCGTCGAGGAGCTGCGGAAGTATAAGTTGTTTGTGGCAACTCCTATGTACGGCGGTGCATGCGCAGGCATGTTCGCTCGCTCTGTCGCCGACCTCTCGGCACTCTGCACGCACTACGGCATCGGCCTACAGTTCTACTTCCTCTTCAACGAGTCGCTCATCACTCGAGCACGTAACTACTGCAGCGACGAGTTCATGCGCTCGGACGCAACCCACCTGATGTTCATCGACTCGGACATCGGCTTCAACCCTCACGATGTCATCGCACTCCTCGCAATGACGATTCAGGAAGGCAACCAGTTCGACGTCATCGGCGGTCCGTATCCTAAGAAGTGCATCTCGTGGGAGAAGGTCAAGGCTGCGGTCGACAAGGGTATCGCCGACAAGGACCCGAACATCCTCGAGCGCTTCGTTGGAGACTACGTGTTCAACCCTAAGGGCGGACAAGTCTCGATCCAGATCAACGAGCCTTGCGAGGTTCTCGAGATCGGCACGGGCTTCATGATGGTCAAGCGCGAGACGATGAAGAAGTTCGCCGACGCGTTCCCGCAGTACCTCTATCGTCCGGATCACGTTCGCACGGAGGCCTTCGACGGCTCGCGTGAGATCACGATGTACTTCCAGGCAGAGGTCGACCAGATCGACTTCAAGACGTACTACGAGTCGCAGATGAAGCGCATCTCCGACCTGAAGATCCAAGATCCGGTTCGCCTCCAGCAGGAGATCGACAAGGTACTGCAGACGGCTCAGGAGCTCAATGCTCACAAGTCGAAGCGCTACCTCTCTGAGGACTACTGGTTCTGTCAGAAGATCCAGGAACTCGGTATGAAGACATGGTTCTGCCCGTGGATGGTCATGCAGCACGTTGGAACTTATATCTTTGGTGGATCACTCGCCGACCTCGCGTCGGTAGGCGTCTCCGCCACTGCAGACCCGTCGTCGCTCGGCGGCAAGAAGATGATGAAAGCCTAATTGAGAGGAATATATTATGCAGGCTATTAAACTCGAACAGAAGACGATCTCGGTGCTGAAGAGCTTCTCGACGATCAACCCTTCGATCCTGATCAAGCCGGGAAAGGAGCTGACCACGATCTCTCCTACTCGGACGATCATGGCGAAGGCAAGCATCGACCAGCAGTTCGAGAGCACGTTCGCGATCTACGACGTCTCTCGCTTCCTCAGCACACTGTCGTTGTTCGACAACCCGACACTCGAGATCAACGATAAGTTCGTCGTGATCTCGAGCGACACCAAGAAGATGCGCTATGGGTTTGCGGACCCTAGCGCCATCATCTCTCCGCCTGACAAGGAGATCAAGCTCCCGTCGGTCGACATCTCGTTCAAGCTTACCAACCTCGCGCTGTCGGACGTAATGAAGGCCCTCGCGGTTCTTCGACTCCCCGAGATCGCAGTGGTAGGCGACGGCGAGGACATCAACCTCCAGGCAATCGACTCGACCGGCAAGGTATCCGATGTCTACTCGATCGTCGTGGGTAAGTCTGCCGAGAAGTTCAAGATGATCTTCAAGGCCGAGAACATCAAGGTTATCCCTGGTGACTATACTGTTGAGATCTCTAAGAAGGGTATCTCTCACTTCGTGAACGACGTTGCTGAGTACTGGATTGCGGTTGAGTCCAACTCAAACTCCTAACTTGAACTTTATATTATGATTGGAAGTACATCATGCAGAGTGATTTCCTCTGGGTCGAGAAGTATCGTCCCAAGAAGATTGTCGACACGATCCTACCGGCGGAGCTGAAGGATACCTTTCAGAAGTTCGTCGACCAAGGCAGCGTACCAAACCTTATCCTCGCCGGTCCTCCCGGCGTGGGTAAGACCACCGTGGCAAAGGCCATGCTCGAGGAACTCGGGTGTGACTATGTAGTCATCAACGGATCGATGAATGGAAACATTGATACCCTTAGAAACGATATTCTTAACTTCGCTTCCTCAGTATCTCTGGTTGGTGGAAGAAAGTACGTCATCCTTGACGAGGCTGACTACCTCAACCCCAACTCTACCCAACCGGCTCTACGAAATTTCATGGAGGAGTTCAGCCGGAACTGCGGCTTTATTCTCACTTGTAACTTCAAAGGACGAATCATCGAGCCGCTCCAGTCGCGGTGCTCCGTCATCGACTTCAAAGTATCCCGATCAGATATATCTAAACTTGCTTCGCAGTTCTTCAAGCGAGTCACCAACATACTTGGTGATGAGGGAGTATCTTACGACCAAGCCGTGGTGGCCGAGGTCATTAAGAAACATTTTCCCGACTGGCGTCGAGTACTCAACGAGCTCCAACGGTACTCAGCTTCTGGTAAGATCGACACGGGTATCCTCACGAAGCTCGAGGAGGTCTCCCTCCGCGAACTCATCAAGCTGATGAAGGACAAGGACTTCACGTCGATCCGCAAGTGGGTCGGCGAGAACTCCGACGTCGACCAAGGGGTGGTGTACCGCAGGCTGTACGACACCGCAGCCGAGTTCCTCAAGCCGAACTACGTTCCCGCACTCGTCCTCCTCATCGGAAAGTACCAGTACCAGGCAGCCTTCGCGGCGGATCACGAGATCAACCTCGCGGCGTGTCTGGTCGAGATGATGATGGAGCTCGATTTCAAGTGAACCCATTTGAAGTAATCGGAGCCATCACCCAGACCAAGGAGGACCTCCTCACCGACGAGGTAAGTGAGAAGGCGTACCCCTCCTTCATGGTAAACAGGGGTCTCTCGTACTACGTGGACTGCATCATGTGGGCTCAGGAGATGAACCTGAATCCCCATCTGGAAGGCCGTCTTCAGTTCGACTACCTTATAAATACCATTAGAAAAGGGAAAAGATTCTCAAAGTGGTCAAAACCACAGCGGGATCGGGATTTTTCTTTGGTTCAGGACCACTACGGGTATAATGTGCGAGATACTGAGACAGCTCTCAGTATCCTTACCAAAGAACAGCTCGATGCTATAAGAAAAAGAACAGAAAAAGGTGGCATTAAATGAGCTCAATAGTAGATTCCTTGATTGAGGTCAGGATCGGAGAGGAAGAGGACTTCCTTAAGATCAAGGAGACCTTGACCCGGATCGGAGTGGCATCTCGCAAGGAGAGGAAGCTCTACCAATCGTGCCACATCCTTCACAAGCAGGGAAGGTACTACATCGTTCACTTCAAGGAGCTCTTCGCCCTCGATGGAAAGCCCTACAGCTTCTCCGACGAGGACAAAGGCCGTAGGAACACGATCGCAGCCCTGCTCGAGCAGTGGGGTCTGGTCAAGATCCTCGACGAGGACAAGGCAGCCCATCCCCGTGCGCCGATGAGTCAGGTAAAGATCATCGCCCACAAGGAGAAGGGTGAGTGGGAGCTCGTTGCCAAGTACAACATCGGTAGGAAGAAGGTATGAACGAGGACGGTCTCGCCACAGCCGTGGCGAACTTCGTCAAGAACCTAGTCGATCGAGTCGACGACGAGGAGAGGGAGATAAGGTTCAGTACCTGCAAGCAGTGCCCTGACCTCAACGCCCTCGATACCTGCAGGCACTGCGGGTGCTTCATGAGAGCCAAGACATACCTAAAAGATTCAAAATGTCCTATTGACAAATGGTGAGAGGTTTGATATAGTATATCATGTTCAAGATTATGAGAAAGAAAGATAAAGGCAAGGAAGCGGCGAAGCTCGAGAAGCTTAAGGAGATACTGTTCCCGCCTCCAAAGATCGTCGAGAAGAACGGCGCAAAGATACACGTCGACTTCTCTCCTGACTGGAACCTAGAGGGTGCACTTGCAGACCTCGTTAACGGTGACAACGACGAGATCGTACACAACACAATTCGCAAGGTTATTACTCAGCTCATCGAGGCACGTAAGTTGCTCGACGCTGACTCCGAGCTCGATGCCGATGTCCAGTACTTCGTCGTCGATAACACCCTCGACTCCGTAGGGATCGAGGATCGCGTAGAGGCCGAAGAAGAGCCTCTATAAATATCCATTCACGCTGTATCCTTTGGCGTGAGGTAAGGTGCGGATAGAACCCGTACCCCATCACTAAGGAGAACAAATGAGACTTACGGCAATTGCAGCCGCTGCGTTGCTATCGGTCTCGTCTGCTCAAGTGACCACGGTCTACGGCTCCCCGGCCGAGACCCAACCGAGCAAACCCTCGGAGGTCATGCAGGTAGTGCCCGCGGTCCACACGCGAGTTACTATAGAGCAGATGGTATCGAGAAAGGCGGTAGAACACGGTGTGCCTGAGAAATTCGCGCAGGCCGTGATCAAGACGGAGTCCGACTTCAACCCTAAGCTCAGAGGAGCGGCAGGCGAGTACGGATTAGGTCAGATCTTTTGCAGTACTGCAAGGGATGTTGGTTTCAAAGGGAAGTGCAGTGAGTTGCTCGATCCTGAGACAAATCTAGAGTATAGCATGCGCTATCTTAGCCACGGAATAAAGATGGCTAACGGGGATCTGTGCAGCGCTTCCACGTTCTACAACTCGGGTAGGGTCAAGAAGACCTCGTCCTACTGTAGACTGGTGTTTCACAATATGAAAGCATAGCTCAAAGGCGGTCCTAGTGGCCGCCTTTGTTCTTTATGATTTCATGGTCTCTCGCGATGTTGGAGATGTGCTCCATCTTCCTCAACTTGAACAGCAGCCTGTTATCGCGCTCGTCCTCGTAGGGTTTTAAGTCGAGGTCCTTAGGAACCTTGGTGAGCTTCTCGTGCCCGTCGAGCTTTATCCACTTGTCCATGAACCTTGAGTACTTGTCCCAGCTGATGCCGGACTTGGTAACTGCTTCGTGTTCGAAGTGCAGGGCGATCTTATGGGCGTCCTGATAGCGGAGCTTGAAGATGTCCTCGAGAGCCTTCTCGACCTTCTCGTGGATGAGCAGGTGAGGTAGGACGTTACCATCTCCAGGAAACTTTGTAGGGAGGTGACGATCGATGTAGAACGTCTTCCTGTCCTTTGAGTAACCGGCAAGGTATGGAATATCATACTCCCTGTTTACGACACAGGACGCATCCATCGCTTTCTTGAATCTAGGATCGTTGACCATCCTGAAGACTCTAAAGGAGCCGATGTTTGTTTTCTTCATTCCTTAAATCCATTAAAGAGATCATTAAGATCATCGAGGTTCTGGACACTCGCATCCGACTTGCATAGCTCGATGTATTTATCCTTATCGGTGCTCCACTCGCTACCCGTCCACCACTCGAAGCCGGGAAAGCTGGACTTGTAGACCGAGCTGTCGTCGTATCCGGGACCTATGTAGAGGAAGTCGTACCCGAGATCCTTGGCGTTCTGGATCTCGAAGTCGACGATCTTCCTGCCGAGCGACATCTTAGGGTCGGCGTAGTCCCAGACCGTGAACTGGCTCTCGATCCCACCGTCGTACTCGACGAACTTAGTAAATGCGGTGAGCTTCCCGTCCTTGCGGACCTCCACGACGGACGACCTGTCCATGTCGCAGTACAGGTCGAAGTGAGGGTTGAACCCTTTGTACTCCAGGAACTTTGCGTACACCTGCTCGACCTCATCGCTCTTGACAAAGGAGTGGACGTACTGCACTGTGTGACCTTTGAGTGGCTTAGGGCTCTTAACCCATGCGTCGAGGCGAAGCCTCGTGAGGCGGCTCTGTATCCACTTGCCGTCGTAGATCGACCAGCCTTGGTCGAGTGCCTCGTGCTCGCGCGAGCTCTCGAGATCCAGCTCGAGCTTGACGAGCTGGAGGTCGTAGTGGTCCTGCCTTCCAAAGAAGTGATTAGTCTTCGTTTTCATTTCTTCTTAGCATCAGCAGTGCTGACCCTCCGTCCTCATAGAAGCTTTCTACTGTCTCGACAGGCTTGAACCCGACCGATTCATAAAGTGAAATCGCCGTTTTGTTGCTGACTGAGACGTGGAGGGAATGAATAGTAGACTCATTTGAGAGGAAATGATCTAGGAGAAGTCGCGAATATCCTCGACGCCGATAGTATTTATCGACCACGAGGCTGTACAGGTAGCAATTTCCTATCATATCATCATAATTATTATACCAGAGGCAGTAGCCAGCGATCTCATTGTCCACGATGAGGACACGGCAGGACTCGAGGTTGTCCTCAAGTTCCTGCCGCGATATGAAGTCCGTGCTGAAGTTGGAGTACTCGATCACGAGCATCTCGTCGATGTCGTCGACCTGAGGCCTCCGTAGTATTATGGTCATCTCGACATCTTATCTTTCCACGACGGGACTCGATCGTACTGGTGCACGATGCAGTACGGAGCGCCGGTAAGCGGGTTGATGACGAGACCGTCCTCGAGCTTAGGATCTGCACCTATCATCTTGGTCCTGAAGTAGTCGAGGGCTGGCTGACCGTACATCCTGCAGTACTGACCGATGCCTCCGCTGCCCGCCTCTATCGCCGCCATCGACGTGCCGAGGTGACATACCCAGTCGTCGTCTGTCGTGCAGAACTTCGTGATGCTGCGGTACGGCTCGAGCGAGAGCATGACGTTCAGTGCCGCCTGATCGGGACCGCCGCCTCCTGGGATCTCCGCGGGCAGGTTCTTGCATATAGTGTACAAGGCGAAGAACAGGTCCGTGACGACCTTGGCCTTACCTGCGATGACACCTGCGCAGTTGATCGGCCAGTTCATGATCTTGTTGAAGTGCAGCTCGCCGAACGACTCGAGGAGGTTGTTCCTACCCCAAGGCTCGTCCGCGTATGTCAGGTTCTCCGAGCCGACGATGATCGACTTGTCCTTGAAGAACATGTTCTTGTGAATCCAGTCGCTCGGGTTCTTCTGAAAGACCACGTCGCGAACGTCAGTCCATATCACGACGTCGTCCTCTGGAAGGTCGTTGAGGAACCTCCAGGCCTGGAGGAAGCGATCGACCATGATGTTGTCGACCTTCTTGACCTCGATGCACCCGACCTTCTCGGACCGCAGCTTCGAGAGGGTGAAGCCGTCGATCTCGTAGCAGATCAGTATCACATCGCCTTGAAAGTTTGTTCGCCGGATGGACTCGAGCCAAGGCCTTACCTGCTCGTAGTCGTACCCGCTTATCGCACCTGCAATCACGTCAACCATAGTAACCTCCATAAAGAAAAGGGATCCATAGTATATATGGACCCCTCTGTTGTTGGCGGAGCGTATAGGAGTCGAACCTATTCTACCCTTTCGGGTAGTACGGTTTAGCAAACCGCTGCATTACCGTCCTGCCCACGCTCCGGCTATCAGAACGAGAACGAGTAGCCGACTAGGACGGTGTCGTCCACGTGGTTGTTGAAGTTATGATCGTAGTTACGAAACACCTTGGCGAAGACCGCGTGCTGCTGGTTGAAGTGGTAGGTGAGGCCCGTACCGATCTGGTGAGACTCGTAGTCGTACGCGGTATCGTATGAGTTACGATAGCGATACTGCAGTGCGTTCCAAGTCAGGTGATCGGACAGCTTGACGTCCGTTCCGAGACGAGCCACGTAGTAGGCGTAGTTGTCGCCCGTGACGAAGTGCTTACCCGTGCCGACCGACGCCTTGACGCTGACCGATGAGGTAAGCGGGAGGGTGTAGCCTACCGAACCTTCGATCGAGTTGTCGGTGTCGCCTTCCTTGTGCTGCGCCTGAGCAGCTACGAAGAAGCCGTAGCCGACCTTGTGCTCGACACCGAGGGTGTAGGCAAAGGTGCCGTCGTTGATCGCCTTGAGGTCACCTTCGGACGAGACCTCGGCTGTGACCGTGGTCGTCGGGACTTGCTTCTGGACGAACTGCTGAACAGGCGGGAGCGGAGCCTTCTTCTTCTTAGGAAGGTCCGTTGCGTATGCAGAAGTTGCGACGAGAAGTGCAGCCAAGGCTGCGATAACATGCTTCATTTAGATTTACTCCATTCTAGCTAGTTGGTGCGCGCGGTGGGACTCGAACCCACAACACCCGAATTTTAAGTCCGGTGACTCTACCAGTTGGCCTACGCACGCGGTGTACTACTTACTTATATCACGTTTAGGATTGTTTGTCAACCCATATTCCCTGCCTATTGTACTCCACAGCATTGACGAGCCTGAGCTTCTCGGCAGCTATGAATGGGAAGTCGGAGAGCTTCTGGTCATTCCACATGGGGTACATGACCGAGTTGTCGTATATGAAGTCTGGGTTACCCCTGAGGTGAACCTCGATGAGGTTGTCGTCGATGTACTCGACGTTGATCGTCTCGTACCTCTTCGATATGTCGTAGAGCATCGATGGCATTGGTATCACGTCGTCGATCTTGACCCACTTGCTGAACCGCCAGAACGGAGCGCCGTCGTCCCTGAAGCCCTCGACCGCAAGCACCTGGCGCCCGTCCTTGTAGTCGACGCTGATGTGTCGACCGTAGAACTTCTTGCACCAGAAGGAACCCGGAGGAAGGTGTGAGGACTCCTTGTCTATGTAGGTGAAGTACGCGCCCTTTCCCATTCCAGGGATGTTGACGCAAGGCCTCACGACGTAGACGTCAGGACGGGGAACATCCATGCCTGCAGGACCGCAGGTGTAGCCCATCCTCCTCGACACGATGAGCTTGTCGAATATCCATAGGTCCTGCTCCTCTGCGTTCCTCCACGCTTTTGCCTCGACGTCTTCCATTACTTCTTCCTCTTTATCCAGAACTTATTGTAGAAGAAGAGCTTGGCCATGTCTGACTGGTAGTTCCAGAACCTCTCCTTCTCGCTCACGGGAAGCGAGTCGAACCATTTCCAGAAAGCCTCGACGAACTCAGGTTCCTCTAACTCCACGAGTGGTGCTCCCACCAAGAATCGAACTTGGGATACATCCTTACCAAGGATGCGTTATGCCATTTAACTATAGGAGCCTTATCATCCAGCTCTTACCCCATACGTGTCCTGGATCGTATACGGTAACCTTGTTGTCTCCAAACACCTCGTCGACCGCCTTCTTGACGCCGTTGAACTCGTCCTCAGGCGTGTCGTAGTCGTGACCGGCGATGATGCCGCCGCTCTTGATCTTAGGAGCCCAGGCGGCGATGTCGTCCCTTACGCTCTCGTAGAGGTGAGACCCGTCGATGAAGACGAAGTCGAGGCTCTTGTCGTCGAACAGCCTCGCGGCCTCGACGCTCGAGAGCTTCAGTGTGGTAATATACTTGGTGAACTCCCTGGTGTTCTCAAGGTACAGCCTGTAGATGTCTCGACCGTCCGGCTGCACGAGAGGTTCCTCGGGCGATCCCTCGAACGTATCCACCGCGACGAAGTTGATCCTCTTGCCTTGAGCCAATGACGACTCGACGGCGTATGTGATCGACTTTCCGAACCACGTTCCGACCTCGACGAACGTTGAGTCGTCGTCGAGGTCCTGGATTATGCTCTTGTAGACCTCCTCGAAGTTAAAGAAGCCTGGAATGTTATGGTACTTAGACGGCTCTTCCATGTCTTACTCCCCGATGATGAACGCGTTGCCGTAGGGATGGTCCTCTGTCCAGTTGGTCTTGAGGTGACCGAGAGTGTAGTCGAAGTACTTGATCTTGAAGCCGGCCTCGGCGAGGGCGGTAAGCCAGAACTCCTCGGGCTCGCGCACGACATGGGTGATGTCCATCTCGTACTCGCGAATGCGGAAGCGACGACCGTCACCGAGGGGAACCGCGATGATGATCTGCTTGGTGCGAGCGCGGAAGTCCGCGAGGACCTTGGGCAGGTCCTCCTTGTTGATGTGCTCGAGCACGTCCTTCGCGATGATGAGGTCCCAACCACCCTTGATCTCCTCGGTCGACTTGATGACCGAGAGGTAGTCCTTGACCTGTGGCTGGCAGTTGCTCACCGCGTAGTCGGAGATGTCGACGCCGTGGGCCTCCTTACCGAGCAGGCGCATGGCATAGACCATGAACCCCTTGGCACAGCCGAAGTCGAGTACGTTGTTGAAGCTGATCTCGCGACAGATCGACGACGCCTCGCGGATGGTGCGCTCGGGCATCCACCGGTAGTTCTCATAGGCACTGATGTGGTTGCGAACGCCGTCCTCGAAGTACTTCTCATCAAAAACATTCATTGTATATTTCCTTATGCGAACTCGTTGTGGTTAGTTTGGGTTACGATGTCGTCGATCAGCTCGTTCTGATATGCGTACTTACAGAAGGAGCACGCGTGATGACGGCGCTTGACGCCGACGTCCTCGGAGTCGAGACTGTTGTAGTAGTCGAGGATGCCGTCGATGTCAGACACCTTGAACTCGTCGTTTACGTGGTAGCCGTTCTCGGGGGCAAGCTCGGCGGACGGGCAGACGTAGACGTTCCCGTCGGTGAACACGCAGGGCTTGACCATGTGCATGTAGCAGTTGTCGTTGCGACGTGTTCCCTTGAAGTTGAAGTCGGACAGGAACGCGAACTTGAGAGGACCGTTCTCACCCTCGAAGATGTTGAGGATCGAGCGGATCTTGTCGATGTCCTTTGCGGTCTCCGTGGGGTCCTTGATCGCGTTGAAGGCGATGCGGCAGGGGATCTTCTTCTCCTCGACCCACTTGAGCATGCGGAAGAAGTTCTCCTCCTTGTAGTGCGCCTTGGCGAGCATCTTCTTGCCTGTAGCGTTCGATGGGTCAGCCCACTCGCCCGTGACGTTCGGGTTGTTAGACGTCTCGAGCGCACCGTCCCAGACGTATGCAGCAGAGATCGCGACGTCAGGGCAGTTGTCGAACACCGAGAGGTCGTACTCGTAGCCTTCGTCGAAGCCGTACATGCCTAGGCGAACCCACGACACCATGTGCCAGTTCTTGACCTTGCGGAGGCGCGATCCGTTCGTGACGATGCCGATCTTGATGCCCTTGTTGTGGATATACTCGATCATGAAGTCGAGGTCGGGGTGCAGGGTAGGCTCGCCGCCTCCCGTGAACTCCATGCCGAGGACGCCAAGCTCGGCGAACTGGTCGACCGCCTTGATCATCTGCTCCTTGGTGAGCATCTCCTTGAGGTTGCGGTTTGCAAAGCAGCAGAAGGAGCAGGTCAGGTTGCAGGGGTTGCAGGGTGACATGTGGAACATCACCGGCTTGGGACGACCGCCCTTCTGAATGATCGAGAGGCGATCCATGTGCTTAAGGAGCTTGACGTGGTTGCTGGTATATGTCCTGCCTTGGACTTTATCTTTGGTGTTATCAAGAATTACCGTAGTCATCTTATTCCTTTTCCATGATCATATTATAGACTCTTCCATGAGAACTTCTGTTGTACATATGTATGAATGGAATAAAGTCGTCTAACTCTTTACCGATGTTTGTCTGCAATTTAGATGGAAATTCGCCGTCTGGATCGGCGTTAAACGTCATGATGGGAAACTCATCAAATTCCAGCGGCCAGTAGTCGAACTTAGAAAACACCATCGCGTACAGCATCTCATCCGGCATAGAGTTCTTATAGTGTCGTTGACCACACCATCTGTTATAGTTGACTACGGTCTCGACGAAGTAGTCGTACATCAGCTTTGCCTGTGGTTTTCTGAAGTAGACAAAGCCGCCGTGAGTGTGAGAGATGTGCTTGCCAATTTTTTGTATCACACTTTCAATTTCACCGGCGGCCCAGTGAGGATCGTACTTCTTACCGACCATGGCGATGTGCTGCGGCTGAGTACCCATGAAGTTCCAGACCTTACTCGTGTCGTACTGACACAGGACGTCTGAGTCAAGAAAAATAGTCTCGTCATATACCGTAAAGTCAAACAAACTTACCTTAGGGTACGTGCCTTTTCTCTCAAAATCCGTCAGAAAGAGATCAAAGTTACCGTTGACATCTCTCAGCTCAGTATATGAAGCTCCGGTATTTTTTTCAACAAAATAACCTACGTCGTCGGGATCAATTATAACTGTTATAGGTCTGAGATCATTCTGCTTTCTCAGAGTACTGATTAAGCACGCGACCTCATCTATGTATCTCTGACCTACTGCAATTAGGACATATCCTTGTGAGCTCATTCTTTAATCCAATACCAAGCGTTGTCGACACATCGAGTGATCTGCGGGTAGCTACCCTCCGACCTGAACTTATTTAGCCCTGCATTAACTGCAGGCAGGTCGAAGTCGTGACCTGAGAAGACACCGCCCTTCCTGACCTTGCTGTAGAAGTTCTTGCAGTCGCGATAGACCGCCTCCTCGGAGTGATCGCCGTCGACGAAGATGTAGTCGAAGTGGCCGTCGTCGTAGTTGTCGACGATGTTCTCGCACCTGTCCTTGATGATGGTCGCCCTGTCGCCGAACTGCGCTACGTTAAGCTTCGCCGCCTCGCACTGCGCACTCAGGATGTCGTCGCCGACGTATCCGTTCCAGTCCTGAAACGGGATGTACGGGTCGACGCCCGTGAGCTCTAGATCGTGGATGTTCGTGAGGAAGTTGAACATGTTCCAACCGCTCGCCACTCCGATCTCGAGACCCTTTATGCGGTCGGTACCTGTCGAGAGACCTGCGACTACGGGTATCAGTCCCGGAGCCGAGAAGTACTTCTTGATGTCCCAGACACCGAGGTCGACCAGCTCGGAGATCAACCACGGGTATAAGTTCTTGTCAGTCATGCTCGCTTTACCTCTTCATAAACTACGTACTGTATCCCGCTCAGCGGTAGTACGAACTCCTTGTAGTGATTCATCATGAAGGTCGGGTAGACCCACTGGAAGATGTGATGCATCTCGCGGTTGGCCTCCTCGACCTTGTAGTAGCTCGGCTTGTAGCCCTCGAAGGAAGCCGGAGGGTGGTACACCGACGCGGAGTGGACGACCATTGCCTTCTCCCTGAGAACCTTCGTCAGGATGACGTCGAAGCCGTAGCCGCTCTTGAAGTCGTGCAGCTTCCACAACTCGAGCAGCGTGGGTATGCACGAGGTGTGAACGAACACGGACATGCCCTCGACGAAGTTAGTGATCGAGTACTCGAGGTCGTCCCTCTGGTGAAGGATGCCGTGCGAGCTTTCCGATCCCTTGAGCGTCGAGAGCTGGAAGATCTTTACCCTTTTGTCGTAGGCGAGCTTGATCGACCTGTTGACGTTGTCGATGTCGGAGATCAGGTCGTCGTCGAGGAACCCGACGTACTCGTAGTCAGACAGGTCGAACTCGTTCAGGAACTTGTGGGCTATCTGCCACTTGAAGCCCGTGTTGCTCGGGCTGATGTGGTCGTATGTATCAGGCTCGACCTCGATGTCGTTGTACCTGTAGGCTATCGTCTCGTAGAGTCGCTCGGGCTTAGTGAAGCGCCAGTGGTTCTCGGGATCGTATGCCTCAGGGTGAAACGCGATCGGGATGCCGACCGACGTAAAGATCAGACTCTTCTTCATTAGATCTCACCCCAGGCCTTGAGGTAGTCGCTCTGCTGGTAGTTCTTCTTGCTCGACTCGCCGACCTTCTGCGCGATGAAGCAGACGTAGTGAGGGTTGTCGCGAGTCCTCATCTCCTGGCGATCACCGAACCTAGGATCCGACAGGCTGTGGACCGTGAACGACTCGTCGCTCGTCAGCTCGTGCATGCAGATGTCGATGATGTTGAAGCCAGCCTCCTGCGAGAACAGGGTGCGGAAGAACTCAGGGCTGAACTGGTAGAACCCGTGACCGACGAAGTTGTTGCACACCGTCGTGATCGATACCACACCGCCGATCTTGAGCATCGACTTGATGTTCTCGACGACAGTCTTGACGTCGTAGATGTGCTCGATCGTACCTGAGTCGAAGATGAAGTCGAACTTGCCGTGAAAGGACTCGTGTATCGGAAGGTTCATGTCGTGGACGATCGTGCAGTTCTCGTAGCGCGAGTAGTCCAGAGTGTCGACCGTATCCGCACCGAGCATGAGGAACAGCTTCTCGGTATGACCGTCTCCGCCGATTACCGTGTCCTCGGCACTGAACGGGATGCCGTTCCTCTTGAGGATCTCGTTGCTGATCCGAACCTTGTTTCCGGTACGATCCGCCCAAGGTCCTGCGTAGTGGAGGCCTTGCCTGCCGAGCTGCAGGGTATTTCCCCTGACGTACTCTTTGTGTGATACTAGAAAGTTAAGCGACGCGAGGTCCACACCCATAATAAAACTCCTCCACAGGACGACCGTTCATTTTGATTATATATAGATCTTGAATAAATGTCAAATGAACAGGAGATACGATATGGCACTACCTACACTCGCGTGGATGGAGTCCGCAAAGGAGCTCATCGGCACCAAGGAAGTTTCCGGCAAGGGGAGCAACCCCGAGATCGTCGAGTGGGCGAAGATGATCGGCGGCTTCGTCGCGAAGTACTACACGACCGACGACATCCCGTGGTGCGGCCTGTTCGTGGCACACTGCTTGACTGAGAACCAGATGAGGATACCTGGAAATCCACTCAGCGCTCTCGAGTACTCGCAATGGGGTGTCGGTCTCAACCACCCGTCGTACGGCGCGGTCATGGTCTTCACGAGGAACGGAGGCGGGCACGTCGGGTTCTACGTAGGTGAGGACGATGAGGCGTACCACATCCTCGGAGGCAATCAGTCGGACATGGTCGACATTACCCGAGTGGGTAAGAACCGCCTTCACTCGATCCGCTGGCCGAGTGAGGCAGCCCATGACTTTACCGGACCTATCGTTCAGGAGTACGCGGGACCTCTCTCCTTGAACGAGGCTTGATGTTGGAGCGGGCGAAGGGATTCGAACCCTCGACATCCTGCTTGGAAGGCAGGAACTCTACCACTGAGTTACACCCGCTCAAATCACTACGTCTTGTACATGAAGTTGTACATGTCGTTCTTACTCTGCGACTTCGCGAGCTCCTCCTTGGTGCTCGTGAAGGGCACCACGCCGGGCTGGAGACCCTTTAGGAATCCCGGGAAGTACTCCCAGTTCGTATGAGCGTTGCCCTTCTCAGGTGCCTGTGCGTAGGTGTTCCTGTCGCCTACCTCGGCGATCGCAAGCGGTGGGTCCGCGACGAGCATCCTCAGCTTGAACATGTTGTTCACACCCATCAGCCCGTCGACGTTCATCAGTATGTGGTTGGTTACGTAGATCCCGCCGAGCATCTTGCGTGCTGTCCTTGGCGTGATGATGTACGCGTGCGTTCCCTCGAACTTCGATACGTCCGCGAAGCGAAGCGGCAGTGCCTTAGGGTACTCGTAGTCGGTCCTCTTCAGGACGCGCGGTCCGAGCCAGTAGATGGCGTCGTCGACCAGGTGCTGCTCAATTCCATTTACCCCAGCCTTGACGATCGCGTCGTGCTCGAGGATCATCGCGGGCTCGTTCTTCTCGACGATCCTCTGCCAGATCATCATGTGCCCGAGCGAGCAGCAGAACTCACGCCAGTACTGGGCATCACCGTCGGGCGCACCGGGACGACCCATGGTGTACCCGTAGATCCTCGTGATGTCGGTGTTCTGCAGTCCCTTGACACCCTCGAACAGCTCGCCGTCGATGCCGTTCTCCTTGCAGGACTTCAGTGTCTCGAGGGCGTACTTCTTCGAGTCACCCTGCTCAATGTATAGGATGTATGCCTTCATGATCACTCCTTAATTACGATGGCACCTGTGCTAGGAATCGAACCAGGACCCGTTCGATTAACAGTCGAAAGCTCTACCGTTGAGCTATCGCGGAAAACTTGGTTGCGGTCGCCGGTGACGCTCCGGTTCTCTAGCTTATGAGGCTAGCGTGGCACTTTTCCACTACCCCGCAAAACTCGTGAGGGTTTTCTTGTGTCAGGATAACCCACAACCCCGAGTCGGCAGCCCATCCCATGTTTCACCGACTGCGGAAGCGGAATCAGGGCATGGAGCCCCGATGGGACCGCTGTGTTATATATTACTTCTTCTTGAACCAGTTAATGAGGGCATTCTCCTCCTTGCGGAGCCAGTCCACCGCAGCCTTCTCCTCCTTCTTCACCCAGCTCTCAGCCTGCTGCACCTTGCCTACGAGTTCGTTGTGAACTGCGTCGACCGTGTGCTTGAGGTCCGTGACGATGCCGACCAGCTCGCTGAAGCGTGCGAGCTCCGTCGAGAGGTAGGAGTAGATCGAGTCCGCGTGGTTGACCAGATCAGGGTGCTGCGACACGGCACTCGCAGCAGGGCTTGGTGCTTGTGCAGCAGCGGCTGCGTTGATGGCCGCCGAGAGGTTGGCTGTTACGTTGGTCAGGTCGACGTTTGGTACTTGTGTCGTGTCGCTCATTTGTATCTCCGTTGGGTTTAGACGAGGCCTGCGGCCAGAGCCTTGTAACCTGCCGCGATGACTCGACGACTTGGTGTACCGAGGCGATAGACCGACTTCTTGCCCGTTGACGTTGTGCGTTGGTTGAGGTAGATCGGGTAGCCTTGCATGCGCAGGGACGAGATCGTAGCCGTAGGGTTGGCGACGCCGAAGCGCGACGTGAGCTGCTTCGTCGTGAGCGTCTCGCCTTCCATGAGGGCGTCGAGTACTCGCTGTGTCTTGGTAGTCTTCATACTGTATTCACTCCGTTTCAGTTATAGTAAACGCCGACCGCAATCAGTCGGCGGCTGCGAGGAAGTCGACTACGCGTCCGCCGCGGTCGACTGCTCGAACCTGCCATCCACTACGCATGTTCTGCAACTCGCGAAGGGCTCGAAGTACCTGCTGACCTACGTCGTAGGTTGTCATGTAGGTTCTCCAGTTACCCGATGTGTCTCGGGCTTGAATCTCAACTTCCTTATCCACGACATTTATCTCCATTTTTATTTTTTCTTTCCTATATCATGAGCTGATGTTTCAGACGTGATGTATTGGTATGCCCCTTTAGAATAATGAGGGGCACACCGGTTGGCCTTCTCGAGGATCTGATCGCGTACCTCCTTGGACTCCTTGTGGAGGTTCTCCATGATACCGCGACGGAAGCCGTTGCCGATACCGTTGGAGAGCTCGTGCTTGGCCTCGACCTTGAGGTCAGGCAGGTCGACGACACGACGACCCTTGAACGCCCGCTGAAGGTCGCGCTGGCTTGGGTGAAGGCCGCGGTCCTTGAGCCACTTGTCGTGGTCGGCCGTGGCCTTCGCCAGTCGCTTTGACTTACTCGGCTTGCGCTTGGTCGAGCCGACGTCGTTGAAGTATACCGGTGCTAGGTGCATTGACATTTTCTGTACCAATCTCCATTATGTTTATAATACCACAAGTGAGAATAAATGTCAACCCCTTTTATTCCGGCGGAAACTCGAACTTCGTGATGATCTGGCTGATGTCGCTGTCGAGGATGGCCAGACCCATCCCGTCGACCGCCGTCAGGTCCACCGACTCAGGCCAAGGTACGATCACGATGTCGAGTGTCTCGGCCAAGGCCTTGATCTCATCGGCTACGTGGGCGTAGTTTGCACCGACGAACCGGTCGAATAGTGTGGCGTCTATCATTTGAAAACTTTCTTAACAAGGTCCTGTGCCCACTGCGGCTGAGGAAGGAAGTTCCATCCCACGACGAGACCGACGACTGCTCCGATTATTAACTCAAACATTCTTACTCTCCTTTGTTAATTGGCGATCACGGGATGACTCGAACATCCGACCTAGACTTTAGGAAAGTCTTGCTCTATCCACCTGAGCTACGTGACCTATTGTTTATGCTC